CTCGTGGGGGTGAGGGGGCTTGGGCGCGAGACCGGGGCGCTCGGTGCTCGGGATGGGGCGAATAGAAAAAGCCCCCCGGCCGGTGAGGGCGCGAGGGGCTGGGCTAGGCGAATTGGGAGGGGGGAGCTACGGCAATAGGTCCATGAGGAACAGGCAACGCTTGCACGTCACCGTTTCAAAGTCGGTTGCGAGCGTCGGTATGGTGACCAGCGCTCGGCGGTAGTCCGTTCGGCACAATGGCCGATTGCCATCGTTGTAGTGAACGGCATACGCGCGCGATCGGGTCGAGGCCGGCCGCTCGAAGATGCGATCCGTCATCGCGGCCTCGCTCGCACGTCGTCATCTTCGATCGCACGCTGAGCCATGCGTGCGAGCTCGCCGCTTCCGAACGCCGCGACGTGAGCGAGCGCCTCTCGAAGGTAGGCGATGCGAACGCCGGGCAAGCTCCCACGCACGGGAGCATGAAGAGAGCTCGAGTTCCCGAGCTCGGGGCGAAACGAGTCGACGATGAAACGCTCGATCGACCGCATCGCCACGCTCTTTCCGAGCAAGCGATGCGGCCACCGGTGAACGTTCCCGCCACCGGGTTGCCCCGGCGCACGCAAGGCGATCAGGCAATCGCCGGGGTGTTCGACGTCGAGGTGGCATCGCCAAGCCTGCTCGAGAGGGTGGCGGCTCGTGCACCGCATCCACGCGAAGAGGCTCACGGGAGCACCCTTGATTCGTAAGTGTTGGCGAGGCCGCGATCGTTGGGGCGATCACGCTTTCGAAGCAACATCACGAGCCACGCGCGGCAACGCTCCGCACGTCTCACGAGTAGAAAGAACCGATCACCGAAAGCGCACGACGCGCAGCAATCGCCATTGTCGAAAGCGGATTGATTCATCGCGTCGATCTCGGCGCAGTATCGCGCGAGAGCGTGAACGTTGAACCGGATCGCATCGTCGCCCTTGGTCGAGCGGGAGCGATACCGATGGGCGAAGATGCTCGACGTGGTCTTCACGGCTCGGCATCCTTCGCCGCGCGTGCAGCGGCCCGGCGTTGCGAGCGGAGATCGTTCGCGCGCTTGGACCGCGCACGAGACGCGGCCATGTGAGCCTCGCATTCCTTGAACCCGGGAGCGGCCGGCTCATCGCATTGACCGCAAAGGCCGATCTTGGTGTGCTCGCGTCGTCGCTTCTTGATCGGTGACGACGCGAACGGCACGCGGCCACCGACGATGATCGCCGCGTCGCGCGGCCGGTAGTTCGCATCGGTGGGGAGCGATGGGATCTTGGGCCACGACGGGTGGACACCCCAGATGGCGAGCGGGAGCGGGGGATCGAGCGTGCTCATTCAACGCCTCCAGGCTTGTCAGTGTCCCCATGTCGTTCGGCGCGAATCATGTAGCGGATGACCGAAGAGACTTGATCCGTGTACGCCGTGTGAATGACGCGAAGTTGCTCCGCTTCGGTGAGCTGATGTTTGACGCTCAGCGCGGCGAGAGCGTTCACCAACTCATGCACCGCCTTGCGCACGATGAGCTCGCGTGGGTGCATACGCGGCAACGGCCCGTCACTCATCGGGCCACCGAGCCACGATCGCGTCGAGCATCGTTTTCGCATCGGCCGCCAATCGGCGCGCCTCGGTGGGGCTCGGCTCATCGACCGCGAATTGGACGATCTCTGCAACGTGCGAGAGATGGCGATTAGCGGACTCGCGTTGTTCCTTCGTCATGATTCACCGTTCACGTGAGGGCAAAGGGTTGCATCTTGGGCCGTCATAACGGCCGACTTGCACGAGTGAGTAAGCGCCTCGCGCGGCGACGAAGCGGGCACCGAAAACGCGATGCACCACGCCGCCGCGTGCGTCTTGCACGAGAGGCACATGAGGGTGAACGCCGGCCGGCCCATGCGCTTGGGATCGAATCGCACCCAAAGGCCCGAGGCGCTCATGGCCGGAAAGGGCGCTCCACCCAAGCCGCGAAGGCGCGCCGGTTCCCTTCGTCCCACACCGCCATTGCTTCGAGCAGATCGAAGCGTCCCACTTCCCACTCGCGATTATGCCAAACGGCAAGAATGAACGCGGCGGCCGACTTGCCACCCTTGCCGGCGAAGCGTGCGCCCCACTTGTCGAGCGTGGCGAGGTGCTCGATCGCGGGTGACAAGTGTTGCCCGGCCTGCTCGCCGTCGATGTGCATCGCGTGCTCAAGGCACGGGAACGAAGCCCAGAGTGCGAGGAACGCCGCGCGGCCACTCATCGACAACTCGCTTCGTTGGTGAAGCCGGCCACGAGCCCGGGATAGGGCTGCACAACATCGGCGCGTTTGCGATCGGCCGAGAGCGTGACGGGGTAAACGTTGGGGTCACCGGGGATCTGAACGCTCACGGTGCAGGGGCGAAGCGCGAGGCACGTGGTGTGCGCCTTGCCGATCGCCACGACGTTGCCCGGGGTGCGTTCGTCCACGTTGTCGAGCGTGCGAATCTCGGCGGTGAGCGTGTCGGCCGTGTCGAGCGTGGTCTCCCATTGCGCCCACGCGTGCGACGACTCCACGAAGAACGTGGTCGAGCACGTGGCCACGGCGAGCGCTTGCGCGCCGGTGGACTCCGTCTCGGTGATTGCGCTCGGGGGAGCCGAGCACGCGAAGAGTGAGAGAGCGGCGAACGTCGTAGCAAAAAAGAGTTTCATAGCGGCCACCATCCGTCGATTGAGAGGTTGCGAAACACGTAGCGGGGAGTCGAGGGGCGAGAGAGGATGCAGTCGCCACCGTGGGAGGGATGCAGGGTGCACCCGTAATGATGCGGGGCGCTCGCCGTGGCGGATTGCTCGGCGATGATGTCGCGCCTTACGCGAGCGATGATCGCGTCCATCTTGGCGATCGCGGCTTCGAGCGTTGCGCGGCTCACCACTCCACCTGCTCGGCGATCTCGCCCCAGCATTCGCCGATGGTGTACGCGTCCTCGTGGCCCTCGGGGAGATACTCACCGTTCGGATCGTTCCAACGAAGCCACGCGATAAGCTGCGCGTGCGGGGCGTACGGGGTGAGCCTCGGCGCGCCGTGGGCCATGCACTCTTCGTTCGCGTGTACCGCGATATCCGTTCGAGCCACCACCGATTCGATCGCCTTCAACATCGTCTCTCTCGCCTCCCACAATCAAGATACGGCCCCCTGACACCTTGGCGATAGCCTCAAACGGGTGACACCTTGCTTTTTCTTTGACCCGCACCGCGCGTTCAGGTACGCAAGGTGTCAGGCAACGGTGACACCTTGCCGGAAAGAATGGTTGACAGGATGGGAATCGAGGAAAGGGCGCGCCTTTTGGTGGCCGCTCTCGACTTGCCGGTGGATGCGCCGGTGTCTGCTTCGGCGCGTCTCAAAACGATTGCTAAGGACGAAAGGGAGTTGACGAACGTTCTCGATCACACTCGGGCGCTGTTTGACTTACTCACGGCCGGTCCCCCGAGTGCGCCGAGCACGCCGCTCTTGCCGGTGTCGCCTTGGCGCAATCCCGCGCTGAAGACGATGGCCGATCAGTGGGCGGCGATCTGCCAAACGTTGCCGGCGTTGCAGCACGAGCTCGTGGTGCCGCTCATCACGAAGGCGAAGCTTCGCGACCTTGAGCAGCTCGCCCGCACGGAAGCCGTTCCCCTTGCGACGAAGCACGCGATCCGCTTCGCGCTCTCTCTCTTCAATCCCGGCTTTCTTTGGGAGTGCGGGAAGTTCGAGATCGTGCCCGCGCTTCGCTCGTGGAGTGAGGGCGATCGCGTGGCGTTCCGTGCGTGGATCGATGACCCTTGGGCGCCATAAACACGCGCTCTCGCCGGTGGTGGTGGCGATCCCTTGGGAGCGCTGCGTCCAGCGGAATAACGATGGGTGCGTGCACGCGCAAGACAACGGGGGGCACACGGCGTGCGGGCTTCGAACGCGCGGGGTGATGGGGTGGCAACGATCGGCCGCGGGAGTTTTTTGCGGCCGGTGTCACCTCGCTTTGGACGCTCGGGAACGGTTGAAACGCCAGGTGGACGAAAGGGAGCGGCGATGGGCAGGAAAAACACGCTAACGGTCTTGGAGCGATTGGAGCTCGGGGCGCTCATGCGGGCGCATTGCGAGCTTCAAGCGATGCTCGGCAACTTCCCGCATGAACGAATGCTCTACCTCGCGGAACGCGCCGTGTCGGCCGAGAGCGAGGAAGAGATGCGGGAGTCACTCACCGATCTAGAGACTGACAACGCGATGCGCGACGGTCACCGGCTCGTGGCCGATATCAAGACGCTTCAAGAGGCCACCGAGGCGCTCTCGGTGGGCGCGCGGGGATGCGAATGCGCCCGATGCCGTGAGCGACGGTTGCAGGTGGAACGACGACGACAGGAAGACATCGCAAGCCAGAAAGGGAGTGTCCATTGAACGCGCCGAATGAAGTGATGAAGGACTCGAAGGTCACCATGGCCGAGATCGCGGCCGTCGAGGCGATCAGCAACGCGTGGGATGAAGTGACGCGGTGGCTCGCCACCGTCGACTTTGCCAAGACGCGAGACATCATCTCGCGCATCGTGGCCGAGGGTACGGGCACGAGTGCATCGCTCGGGCCGCTCGGCGTGGCCTCGGGGCAACGCAAGATCCTGGAGACGTACGAGCTCGAACGCGTGGGGAAGGTGCTCCAAGCGCTCGGGTGCCCTTGCGTGAATTGCATGGGCAAGGCGCCAAAAGAAGACCCGAGCTCGGTTACGTTCAAGGGCGAGGCGGGGGGCTTGGTCTCCTCGGTGCGCGTCACCGAGGGGCCGGGGCACGACGTGCTCACGGTTTGGAATCGTGGCGCGAACGCGGGAACGCTCACGGTGACCAAGGGCGAGGGCTTCGAGATCGGCCATCGCCTCGTAACCACCACGCTCGACTCCGCACTCGAGCAGCACGAGCCGCTCGCACAAATGCGCGATCTGATCGTGATGCTCGCGACGCAATCGATCGACTCCGAAAAGCTCGTGGCGATCGAGGCCGACGCGGCCAAGCTCGCGCACGATGCGGGGTGGATTCGATGAGCCCGGGGCGCTCGCCGAACGGCCCGCAATTCTCAAGGCGCCAGATCCGCGCGCCGCACTTCGATCTCGCCACGCTCGCCGCGCTCGGGGTTTATCGCGAGGCGGTGCGGAAACAGGCCGAGGCGGATCGCGCGTTCCGTCTCGCGCAAGCCTCGATCGACCACGTGAAAGCTGAGCGCGCCGGCATCACGGCGCGTGCAGCGATGGCCGAAACGCTCGCCGCTCGTGCAGCCCTCGACGCATGCCTGCTCGACGCGTAATGGGCACGCCGTACTACTTCGAGACGCTCAACGAGGTGATGCGCGATCACCTCGGTTTCCAATGGCGGTTTTTCTTCAACCCGAGTCACCCGATAGGACGATCAATGCATCACGCTTGCCCCCCTGACACCCAAGCTTGCCCGGCGTGCGGGCACTTTTTCTCACCTCGAATTGAGGTGAGGTGCGTCGTCTGCCAAGAGCGGGAGAAGAGCCGGCTCGCCGAGGAAGCGAGCAAGGTGCACGTCGAACGCGCCAGCGTGTTGGCTCGCGAGGTGGACAACCTTCGTGATCGCGTGCGCAACATCGAAGGGATCAATGTGGATCTCGGCGAGCGGCTCAACATGAAGGGGGCCGAGGCGAACGCGCTTCGTGAATCGAACGAGGTGCTCGCGATGGCGATCCGCACGATCAACTCGATCAATCTTCAGCGCGCACGGCAATAGCCATGGCAATGCCGTCCGTCATCCGCGGCCGTCTCGGCGCCTTGATCAAGGCGTACGCGGGGGTCGATGCGTTCGCCGCGCTCGTGGGAGTGTGGCCACACACGGTGTGGCGCTGGGGCACCGGCCGCACTTCCCCCGAGCAGGCGAAACGCGAACTAATGAACGAGCTCGCGAGGGATAAGCACCTCGCGTTGCCGTTTCCTGATGCCGCCAAAACGAAACGACGTGGTTTGAAAGGGTGAATCGCAATGACCGATGAAGAATTGAAAGCACGCACCGACGATGCGCGCACGGCGTTGGCTCGTACGCTCGTGGGACACATTCGGCGATTGGATGACAATGCGTCGATCACGATCCTTGCGCGCGCGTTCGGAGCAATCGCCGATGCGTCATCGAACGCCTCCACTGAATTGGCGAAAGGCCCTCGTGGAGATCGAGAAAGTCGTGCGCGATTGGCAAGGCATGCCCACAATCGCCCAAGTGCAAACGATCTATCAGTGCCTTGCGCGCTTGGACGCGATCCGTGGCCGAGCGCTCTCTAAAGCCGGGTGACGTTGGCTTCGTGCCACGCTATCCGCCCCTCGACCTCTCGCCGTTCGAAGCACGCCTAAAGGAACGGCGAGAGGCCGCCACGGGGATCATGAATCCCGCCACGCGCGAAGTGGTGGAATCAGACACCGAGATGATGCGGCGCCTTTTGTTGGAGGTGAAAAACCTCCGCTTGGGAAACGCCGCGCTCAAGACCGTGATCGATTCGATGCAGCTCTATAGGAGGCCGCCAACGTGACTCATTACAAGTCGATGATCGAAACCGAATGGCTCGGGCAATGGGACTTGCCCGGGGACCGCGATATCGTCGTTACGATCGATAGCGTGGATCGATACAACCCCGAGCGACGGAAAAAGAAGCGTGACCCGGTCACCGGACAAATGGTCGATGAGCGCAACAAGCGGATCGCGATCGGTTTCCGCAACAAGCGAAAGAAGTGGCTCGCCGGGCCGGTGACGCAAGCCGTGATCGCGAAGATGTACGGCAACAATGTGGAGGGGTGGATCGGCAAACAGATCGCGCTGTACGTGGACGCCGAGGTGACAATGGGGCGCGAGAAGACGGGTGGCATACGCGTTCGCCCCGCGGCCCCACGCGGCAAAAAAGACGAGGCCGATCCGCTGGACGTCGATCCGCCGCAAGAAAAGATCGATCAGCTCGAACGAGCACGTGGCGACGTCGCGGGCTCGGGCCGTGAGCCGGGGGACGACTGATGCGCAACAAGGACGGCACCATCCACTTTTCCGATCTCAAGTGCATGGCGGTAACGCCGGCCCACTACAAGCACGCTTGCGCCACGCCGCGCACTCCCACGCGGCCGATGCTCGTGGGCACCGTGGTCGATCGCGCGCTCACCGGTGGCAAGCCGCTCCCGCTTTGGGAGGGGCAACGAAAGGGCAACGATTGGAAAGCTTTTGAAGCGGCCCACTCGGGCGAAGACATCGTGACGCGCGCCGAATACGACGACGCGATCCCGATGGTCGACGCGGTCCGAAAGAACCCGCTCGCCATGCGCTTTCTCACCGGCCGGCCCCAAGTGGGCATGACGTGGGAAGTGATGGGGATGAAGTGCTCCACGCGCGGGATCGACGTCGTGGGGGACGGGTGGATTAGCGATCTCAAGGCGAGCATGACGGCCAAGCCGGGGTTGCTCGAGTGGCACGCGCAAAGGCAACTCTGGCACGCGCAACTCGCCTGGTACGAGGAAGGCGCGCGCCAATGCGGGATCAAGGTGCACGAGGGGCTTTACCTCGTGGTGATCGAGAGCAAGCCACCGCACCCGAGCACGGTGTTCAAGCTCTCGGCCGGCGCTCTCGAAGCCGGCCGACGATGCGTGAGGAAGTGGCTTGAGGATCTCCGCGCGTGCGAGCAGGCCGATTATTGGCCGGGCTACACCGACGCGATCCAAGACTTCGATATTCAGGAATCGATCGAGCTCGAAGGGCTCGGGGAAGATGCGGACGACGAATGAAGATCACGATCGACGTAGAAGACATCACGAGCGCCGAGGCCGAGAGCCGCGTCTATGACATCGTCTCGGCGCGCATCACCGAGATGATCCACGACAACATCGGGCACAAGCTCACCGAACAGGCGAAGCAAGAGATCGACAAGGCCGCTCTCGTTCTGATCTATGAGCGGATCAACGCCGAGCTAGGCCGCGTGATCGCCGAGGGGTGGACTCCCACGACGGTATACGGCGAGCGGAAAGGGGTCCCCGTCACATTGAAAGAGCGCATCTCGCAAGCGCTCACCGAAAAGACGCGCGACAATGGGAGCGCCTACGGCTCGCCCGAATTCACCGTGATCGATCGCGCGATGCGGACGGCGATCGCTCAAACGCTCGACCGCGAATTCGCCGAGGAGATCAAGGCCGCTAAGGCGCAATTCAAGGCGGCCCTCGACAACGAGATGGGGCGGCGTCTCGCCGATGCGGTCAAAGCGGCGTTCATTCGATGAGCCGCCACCTCGGCGTTTTGCTGACCGAGCTCACCGAGCCCTTTCGTCCAGGCTTTCACATGGACGGAGGGTGCGACGATCGCGAGAGCGAGATCGATGAGGCGCTTGAGCATATCGAACAGGCCGAAACACTCGTGCACCGCATCGCCACAATGATCCGCACGATTGCGGATCTCAAGGTTCGCCTCGATCGCTCCACTCCGCGCGTGCGGCAACTGGAGGACGCGTTGCGCAAGATCGCGAAACATCCTCACCCCGGCGAGATGGCGAGCGATGGCCCCGGCTTTCGCTCGCTCAACGAGATGCGCGGGATCGCGGCCGAGGCGCTAGAGGAAGAGATCCCGTTTTAGTGTAACCTGCACGCGATGGGACTCGATCGCCGGCCTAACGAAGCACCCCGAAACGATCTCGAAGGACTCTCACTTCGAGCCTATATCCCGCGCGTCTCGCCCCATCTTCAAGACCCGTTTCACCTCTCGCCCCTCACCGACGTGCTCGAGAGAGCACCCGGTGAGGGGCTTCGTGTTGTGGTCGCGTGCCCCGTGCAGCACGGCAAGACCACGTGCGTGATCCACGCCGTGCCGTGGTGGCTGAAGAAAAACCCGCGGCTCAAGATTATTTACGCGACGTACGGCGCGAAGTTTTCGCAAAAGCAAAGCCGCACGATGCGGCGCATTGCGATGGACTCGGGCATTCGCATATCGGCCGATCACAACACGATCGAGGAGTGGCAAACCGAGGAAGGGGGCTTTCTCTTCGCCACGTCGGTGGACGGGCCGGGCACGGGGTACGGCGCGGATATCGCGGTGATCGACGATCCTTTCAAAAACAGGGAGGACGCGGAGTCGCCCGAGTATCGCGACAAGGCCGATGAGTGGATGCGCGACGTCATCCTCACGCGTCTCGCGCCGCACGCGTCGGTCTTCGTGATCGCCTCGCGATGGCACGATGACGATCTCTCGGGCCGGCGACTGAAGGACGGCTACGCGCACGTCCACTTGCGCGCGATCGATGAGCTCGGCCGGCCGCTCGCCCCGCACATGGGACGCGATCTCACGTTCCTCGCCGAAGCTCGGAAAGCGGTCAAAGAATACGGGTGGTGGAGCCTCTTCCAAGGCGAGCCGAAGCCCCGCGGCGGCTCGATCTTCCGGGCTCCGAAGTATTACGTGACGCTTCCCGATCGCCCCCTTCGCATCGCGATCGGGTGTGACGCTCAGTACGTCGAGGGCCGCGACAATGACGACGCGGTGGCGGTGGTGCTCGCCGAGGAGATCGCGCCGGTCGATGGGCCGAAGCTTCACCGGCCGAATTCGAATCAGGTATTCGAGGACCGCGGGGGCGCTCGGGTGATTCAACTCGCTCCGGCGATCGCGAGGGCCGCCGCGCTCATCAAAGAACGCGAGGAAGCACTTCGATCGATTCGCGGTCGGTGGAACAATTCGAGCGGCCTGCTCAAGTACGTGGTCGATGTGCGGCGAACGAACGAGGGGATCGTCGCGGTCGAGGAGATGTTTCGGCAAGTCGTCACTGACTATCCCGGCGTCCCCCTCGGCTCGTACGTGGCCGGCCCCGAGCTCGGGATCCTGCAACTCTTCGCCACGCGCGGGCTCAACATCATGCCCATGCCGGCGAAGTGGAATAAGCGCGTGCGTGCCGTCCCCACCGCCGATGAGTGGAACAACGATGAGATCCTTGTGCAGCAAGGCGCCGAGTGGGAGCCGGTCTTTTCCAAGATCGTCGTCAACTTCACGGGGCGCGACGGGGATCGAGACGACGACGTCGACGGCTTGGTGAGCGCGCGCGACCTATTGCGAAGCGGCTCGATCGCCTTGCCGGGGAGCGGATTTACGGCGGGGAGGCGCTGCATGTAGGTGCACGCCTGTACACTGCACGCTTGCGCACTGAGCGGCTTGCGGGTAGCTGTTCAGTGTGGCGGCACGCGAGAGCTTCGGATCGGGCGAGCTGCACGTGCCTCGGGCCGTGCGAAGTGCCGAACCTCGCCCCGCGCTCGTGGACTCGTACGGCCGGCCGCTCAGCGCCGGCCTTGACGACGCGTACAAGCTCCCGCGCGATCCGCTCGCCGCGCTCTCGAACGCTCAGATCGAGCGGAACGCGTTCACCGTCTTTCGCGACATCCCCGTCTCGACCCTCACCGGGTGGAATATCGATCTGATTCGCTCGGCGCTCGTGCAGCACCAAGACGGCAACTTCCAAGCGAGCTCGCAACTTCTCGATTCGATCACCGGTGACGATCGCGTGCAAGCCACGATGGGCTCGCGCAACGCTGGCCTATTCGGCGCGCCGTTCAAGCACGCGGCGGCCGGTGACGATAAGCGGTCGATGGCGGCTCACGGGGCGTGGACGAAGGCGTGGCGCGCATGCGGCACCAAGGCCGTCCTCGATGAGATGCAGCAATGGACGGTGGGGATGGGGTGGGCGCTCGCCGAGATCCTTTGGGATACGACGGTGACGCCTTGGCAACCCTACCTAAAGCCGTGGCACCCCCAATTCGTTTACTACCGCAAAGATATTCGCAAGTACGTGGTGAGCACGATCGACGGCTTGGTCGAGGTGACTCCCGGTGATGGGAAGTGGTTCCTTCACGCGCCGCACGGTGCCTATCGCGGGTGGATGAGCGGGGCCGTTCGAGCCCTCGCGCAACCGTGGTTCATTCGCCAATTGGCTTGGCGTGACTGGGCTCGTTACTCGGAACGCCACGGGCTCCCGATGCTCAAGGCCAAGGTTCCCGCCGTTGCTGACATTGCGATGAAAAAGCAATTCACCGACGCGATGAATCAGCTTGGCCAAGAGACCACGGTGATGCTCCCCCAGATGATCGACGGGACGGGCTTCGACGTGACCATGCTCGAAGCCACCGATCGATCGTGGGAGTCGTTCCCCGCGCTCATCGATCGATGCGACATGGCGATCGTCCTCACGATCAACTGGCAAAACCTCACAACCGAGGTGAAAGAGGGATCGTTTGCGGCGGCTCGCGTGCACGGGGACGTGCGCCAAGCGGCTTTGCAATTCGATAATGAGTCACTGAGCGAGAGCATATACACGCAGCTCGCTCGGCCTTACGCGCTCTACAACTTCGGCGATCCCGAGCTCGCCTCGCGAAGCGCGTGGGACATCACGCCGCCCGAGGACAACAAGGCGAACGCGGGAGTCTTCCAAGCCTTCGCCACCGCGGTGCGCGATCTCCGGCAAGGCGGATACGAGCTCGATCCGTTGGCCCTCGCGAAGCTCGCGCAAAAGTTTGGTATCCGGCTCGAGGACGGCACCCTCAAGGCCGCGCCACCGGTGGCAACGGGGCTCGGGGGTGCAGCATGAAGACCAGGCGAGAGCGGCCGGCGAGCGCGGTGTTTTGCGGAGCGGGAGCCGAGGGGCGTTTCGCGCGCGATCGCCTTATGCTCATCGACCCCTCTGCGATCGGTGCGTACTACGACACGGCCGACGATGACGACGACGACAATCCCGACTCGAACGTCGAGCCGAATTCCAGGATCGCCGTCATCGATATAAAGGGGCCTCTCGAGCATCATCGCGGGTGGTGGTGGGACTCCTACGATTCGATCGTCGACCGCGTGGCTAACTCGCTCGCATGTGAAGAGGTGGGCGCGCTCATTCTTCGCATGGACTCGCCGGGGGGCGACGTCTCGGGATGCTTCGAGACGGTGAAGACGATCCAAGCGATGCGCGAGGAGTGCGGCAAGCCGATCATCGCGTACGTGAACGAGGCCGCGTATTCGGCGGCGTACGCGCTCGCGTGTGCGGCCGATGAGATTTACCTACCCAAGAGCGGCGGCGTGGGTTCGATCGGCGTGATCGCGACGCTATGCGATCGCACCGCGCTCAATAAAAAGTTGGGGCTTCGTGTCGAGGTGATCAAGAGCGGCGCGCTCAAGGCCGACGGTCACCCCGATGTGCCGCTTAGCGATGACGTAATCAATCGCATGCAAGGGCGAGTGAACGCACTCGCCGGGCAATTCTTCGATCTCGTGAGCGGCTCCCGAGGCTTGAGCACGAAAAAGATCGCCTCGTTTCAAGCGGGCACATTCTTGGGCAATAGCGCCGTGAAGAGTGGGCTCGCCGATGGCGTGATGAGCTTCGCGGATGTCGTCGACAGCGCGCAAGCCCTCATCGAAGAAACGGCGAACGGTAACCAGGAACCCCCCAAGGGAGATCAGGCAATGAAATTGATCGCGCTCACGAAAAAGGTCCGCGAGGCGCGTGCCTCGTTCAACGCTGCCAAGTCTCCCGCCGAGCGTGAGAAGACGCGCCACCTGCTCGCGAAAGCAGAACGCGCACTCGCCGCGGCGAAGGGGCGCGTCGAAGGCAAGACGGTGAAAAAGGAGAAGTACGAAAAGGTCGAGGAGACCGACGACGACGAAGACGCCGAGGAAGCGGACGACGAAGCGGCCGATGAGGACGCCGAGGAAGCCGACGATGATGGTGACGACGACAGCGGCGATGACGACGAAGGCGATGATGATGCCGACGCGGATGAGGATGCCGACGAAGACGCCGAGGAAGCGGACGACGACGGCGAAGATGACGGCAAAACCAAGAAGAGCAAGGCGCTCGCACTCGTTCGCGAGATGACGGGGACGTCGAACCTCAGTCAGGCGAAAGGAGTGTTTCAAGCGATGAAAGCGTCACACGAGAAAGTCTCGAAGCTCGAAGCCAAGGTGAACAAGCTCGATCGCGATAGCCGCCGAGCTCGGGTCGAACAAATGATCTCGACTGGTCTCCAGTCGCGCAAGATCACCCCCGGTCAGGTCGAGTGGGCACGCGAGACGGGGATGAAGAGCCCCGCGCAGCTCCGCGGCTTCCTCAAGACGGCCGTTCCTCACGAGGCGGTGGCGAGCGAAGTTTCGCAAGGTCGCTTGCGTGACGGAAGCGGCGCGGTCACCGGCCCCACCAACGCGCTCGGGCTCTCGGCCGACGAAGTGAAGATCGCCACCGCGATGGGTGTGCCGCTCAAAGACTTCGCCGCTCAGAAGGCCACGAACGGCTCGGGGCAATCCGGCCTCACGCACTGACGGAACGAGCGGGAAGCCGCCACCCGCACCGATCCATCCACAAGCTCCACCCCTCTCTTTTGGAAGGCCACGCCAATGACGAACCTGCTCATCGAACGCGACGCGACGCAAAAGCTCAACCCGGATGGTGACTCGTTCGGTCAGTACCCGTTTCCGGTGAAGAGCGGCCAAAAGATCTTCGCGGGAGCGGCCGTTGCTCTCGTGGCCGGCTACCTCGCAAACATCACCGCCGTTGCCGGCTTGCAACCGGTGGGGCGCGCGATGGAGTCGTTCGACAACACGAGCGGCGCAGACGGCGCGGGCACCGTGAAGGTCGAGCAGGGAGTCCTTGCGTGGGACATCTCCAGCGGCGATCCGGTGACGCAGGCCGATGTTGGGAACGATGTCTTTTTCGAAGACAATCACACGATCGCAAAGACCACTGGCGCGGGGCTCACGCTCGCCGGGAAGCTCTTGGCGCTCGTGACCAACGCGAGCACCGGCGCCACCAGTGCGCTGGTCGAGACGAATTGGCGCCAGCGCCAAACCGAGTCCGCGGTGGGGATCACCACGCTCTCGATCGCCGGCGCGGCCGGAACGCAGACCACCACGAGCGGCGTGCTCGCTGGCGGGATCGTTGAGCTCACCGGCGCGATCACTGGCAACCGTGTACTCAACATCACGGACGCCGCGACGGGCAAACAGTGGACGTTTGCGAACAAGACCACGGGAGCTTTCACCGTGCAGATCGAGATCGCTGGCGCGAACCCGATCACCATCGCCTCGGGCACCCGCGCGATTCTCTACTCGGACGGGACGCAGATCCGTCGCGTCACGCCGGATACCTGATCGCGTCCACCGCCCACCCGAAAGCGCCCCAATGGCAAACCTCACGCTCCCGCGGAAAACGATCAAGCTCGATATCGATTCGGTGCTCCCCCAGCTTTTGCAAGTGGGGGTTGCGGCCGGTGTCGTTATCCAATCGGGAGCGCTGGTCACCAGTGACGCGATCGGGTGGGCTCGGCCCGGTGGGGTCGGTGTAGCGCTCGGGCGCGCACTGCAAACGGTCGACAACACCAACGGGGTGGCCGGCGCGCTCACCATCCTCGTGGAGCCGGGTTGCTTCAATTGGCAAAGCGCGGGCGGTGCGGACGCGATCTCGCTCGCCACGGTGGCGCGTGGCGCGACGGTTTACATCTTTGACGATCACACCGTAGCGGCCACGAGCGCGTTCGGAACGCGATCCCCGGCCGGCTACTTCGTTGGAATCAACGAGCTCGACGGAACGATATGGGTGCAGACCGGCCTCGCGGGCTTGGCCACGTCAAGCGCCACCTCGGGGCTTGCACCGAGCCCCACGGCGCTCGCGCAAACCGATTGGTACGTCGACGAAGCCAACGTTTCCGGCGTGGCCAGCAACGCCAATTCGGGATTGATCGGCGCGCCGGTCCTCAATTGGGCCGAGGTGCTTCGAAGGTTCGGCGTTGGCGGCACCGTCGCAAACGGCACCAACCTCGTAACGGTGCACTACCTCAGCGTGCCCGCGTTGCCGGACGCATTCCGATTCGACTGGCCGCCCACCGTTACGCTCGGCGCCAATATGAGCGTGAGCGTCGAGGCTCCCGCGGGCACTGCCGTGCGAACGGGCACCCTCACGGCCGCCACCGCGCTCATTACCACGTACGGATCGGCGGCTCTCGCGACGATCACCGATACGGGCCAAGTTTGGACGGCCGGGCAACGCGTCACCATCACGGCCGGCGCGCGCGCCGGTCAGAGCTTTTGGGTAGTCACCGGTGGAACCGGAACGGCATCGATCACGCCGTGCTCGACTAGCTACGATATCGTCGCGTCCACCATCACCACCACAACGCCGGCCGCGGGTGACGCTTACCTGCTCGAGAGCAACGCGCTCCCATCGCTTGATATCGCCGATCTGAATATCCACTACGCCGACCGCATCACCGGAAACAAAGCCTTCGTCTTCCGAGGCTTCACGCTCAACACAAGTAGCGCCATCACTACGCACTCCGGTCAAGCTCTCATCGTCTTTGATCGGTGCGTCCTTCCGGCCGTGTTCCAAAACTGCGACGTCGTTACCATGATGAATTGCTGGACGACGGGAACGATCATCGCGCTCGCTGGGATGGGGATGTCTTTCAACGCGGGGTATTGCTCGTCGTTCACGATCTCTCGATCGGGCGCGACGCTGCTCTATACGCAAGACGTCGTCATGGGCGCTGGCATCGGTGCGAACGTGTCGCCGGGCACCCTCGTGGCCCTCGACGGCGTAGGTTTCTTTTGCGCGGGCGATGGCGTCACCGTGGGACCGGGCTGCACTTTCCAGGTGGGCAACTTCGGATCGATCTTCGCCGCGTCCGGCCTTTACGGCGCAGTGACGGGCACCGGCGTGAACGTGAAAGAGGGGGGGCGGTTGCTCTATAAGAGCTCCCTACTTCCCACCATCAAAGGCACCACCGCCGATTGGAAACTACCAACGGCCCCGGCGTATTTCGATGCCGCTGCGCGCACGTTTCCGCTCGCTACGGCGGGAACGCCAAGCACGTGGGCCAATCTCGCCGCTGCGCAACCGGGCGGCTTTGCCACCGGTAACGCGCACGATCCCGACACGGACGCGCACATCCTAAAGGTTGCGTAACTCTCTATTTCTCTTTCCCAAGGTCGCATAGGAGACACATCGACATGCTCATCACTCCCGCAAACCTCGCGATCATCTTCACGGGGATCGAGACGCTCTTTTGGAGCGCGTATCAGTCAAAAGAGCCGTGGTGGATGCAACTCGCCACCATGATCCCTTCGAGCACCGAGCAAAACTTTTACCCGTGGATGGGCAAGATCCCCACGATGCAAGAGTGGATCGGAGCCCGCAAGGTGCAGAACGCGGCGAGCCGAGGCTACAACCTCGTGAACAAGCCGTACGAGCTCACCTTGGCCGTCGACCGATTCAAGATCGAGGACGACACCTACGGCGTTTACAACCCGATCACCACCGAGATGGGGTGGCAGGCAAAGAAGTGGGTCGACTACCAACTTCGCGATCTGATCCGAGGCGTCAATTCGCACTCGGGCGATCTCGGCCTCGACGGGCTCTCGTACTTCAACGCGGCGCACCCGGTCGATATCTACGATCCGGCCAAGGGGACGTACGCGAACGACTTTACCGGGAAGCCGCTCACCATCCAGAATTACAGCGCCGGCCGCGCTGCGATGATGGCGTTCAAGGGTGAGGACGGCGAGTCGCTCGAAGTGGTGCCGAACCTGCTCGTGGTGCCGCCCCAGCTCGAAGAGCAGGGGAAGCACGTGCTCGAGACGGAGTACACCGGCCAACCGACGATCGGCACCTCGGGCGAAACGCAGGTGGGAGCCACTAACAACGTTTGGCGCAACTCGGCCAAGCTGATGGTGATCCCCGAGCTCTCTCCCGATCCGACGAAGTGGTACCTGTTCGACACGTCGCGCGCGATCAAGCCGTTCATCTTTCAGAACCGCACGGCCGTCAACTTCGTGTACCGGACCGCACCGACCGATCCCCGCGTCTTCGATCTGCACGAATACGTGTATGGCTCGGACGCTCGTGGAAACGTTGGCTTCGGCCACTCGTGGCTCGGCGCTCGCTTCGCTCCCTGAGGGCTTCACGTCATGAGCTCGTATGTGCTTGTCAGTGAGATCGGGAGATACGGCGGGAACGTCGACGCCATCTCCTCGATCTCACCGACTGATCAGCAAGCCGCGTTGGATGCGGCAAGCGGCCTTGCGGACTCGTATATGCGAGGCCGCTACCGCTTGCCGCTTCTTACGTGGAACGATCCCGCGCTGAAAAAGGCGGTGGTGTCGATTGCTTATTACGACATGCTCACCACGCGCGGATATAACCCGCAATCGGGCTCAGACGCGAACGTAGTCAATCGCAACATCGAAGCGATCGCTTGGCTTGTGAAAGTGCAAAAGCAGGAAGCGCACCCCAACGTCACCCCCTCGGCGGATCAATCGCCGGGGTACGACGCGCCGCGTGTGCTCTCGACTCCAAAGCGGGGATGGTAATGGGGCTCACGGGCGATCTGAAAAGCATGGGGCGACTGCAAAGCAACCTTGGCCGCTTGGCCTCGGTTCCCGCGCAGATCGCCGCCGATGCTTCGGAGTCGATCGCCGAGCTCATTCAAGACGAATTCGACAACGGCAACGATCCGTATGGCCGGCCGTGGGCACCTCTCGCCGAGCGCACGCTTGCGAAGGGTCGCACGCCGCCCCCGCTCACCGACACGCGCGCGATGCGCGAGAGCGTCGATGTGCGGCCGATGGCCGGCGCGGGGATCGCGATCACGATGGACGATCCGGCCGGCATCCACCAAACCGGCGCACGCCGAGGCGCGTGGGTGATGCCGGCGCGTCCCATCTTGCCGGCCGAGGCTTTCCCCAAGACGTGGCGGCAAGCGCTGGACGACGCCACGGAAGCGAACGTGACGCGGGTGCTCGGCGATGAGTAATCCCACGCGCCCGAACGCGGGAGTCTTTCCCGATAGCACGAGCACGCCGATCGTCTATCCGACGATCTCGGCGATCTTGAACGGGCTCGCTACGCAATTGCTCGAGCAGATCGCGCCCACCACGTTGGACGGTGGCGGCGTGTTGCTCGGCCCCGAGGCGATCGCTCAGCAAGGGAAGCCGTTCCGCGTGGTGGCGCTGCTATCGGGCGACCAATTCGATTACAGCGATCAGAACGGCGCGAACCCGCAACCCCTTCGCGCGCGCCTGCTCGGGATCGAGTGGCACGTTTGGGGCTTCGATTATGACTCGGCCATGCAGCTCGCCGATCAGATCGCCGTGGCCCACGAGCACCAAGCCCCGGGGCTTTGGGAGATCAAAGGCGGGAAGTGGACGAATCAGACCACGGTGAGCGTGCATGGCCGCGAATACGTTTTCGGCACCACCATCGCGCTCCCGCTAGTCGACACCCCGTGGCGCGTCGTCACCGGCGTGTCGAATGCGAACACCGGGATCATGGTGTTCCCCAACACCGAAACAACGGCTTGCGGCGGCCCGTGAGTCACTGAACGAAACGAGGAACCATGCCCCCCTTTGGCGACGTAAATATCACGATCACGGACGGCGCTCTCGGCGCGGTCACCCCCTCGGCCGACTCGACTAGCGTTTGCATGGGGTGCAGCTCGCAAGGGCCGACCGCGCAAATGCTGCTCACCACGTCGCTCAAGACGCTTCAGACCACGTTCGGCTCGGGGCCGATGGTCGAGGCCGCGGCGTTTCGAATCTTCAATTCGGGCGCTCCCGTGATCGCGATGCGCACGCCGCCCACGAACCCGGGCACGTCGAGTGCGGTCACGTTCGTGGGCACGGGAACGAGTGTGATCACTGTCACCGTGGACGGCACGGTGGGAGCGTACGACGACTCATCGACGATCTTCCAAGTGATCACCGGTGGCACGCGAGGAACGGCCGGGATCGTATTCCGCTATTCGCGCGACAAGGGCCGCACGTGGAGCGCGCAGATCGCACTCGGAACGGCATCCACGTATCTCATTCCCAATAGCGGCATCACGCTGCACTTCGCCGCGGGAACGCTCGTGGCGGGCGACACGGCGAGCTTTTACACGATCGCTCCCCTTTGGGCGATCGCCGACATCGCCGCGTGCTTCGCCGCGCTCAGCGCATCGACGCAAGAGTGGAGCTTCGCGCACGTCGTGGGAACGGCCACCGAGAGCGACTCGCTAGCGGTCGACGGCTACATGGCGAACCTCGCGATCGCGTATCGCTACGCGTTCGCCATCACCGAGGCGCGCGACGTTGCCCCCGATGGGAGCGAGACGGAAGCCCAGTGGATCACCTCGATCGAGGCGGCTTATGCGCCGTTCTCCTCGGTGCGTGTCGGTGTGGCCGCGGGGATGGCGCTCCTACGCTCGCCGCTCACTCAGCAACTCAATCGCCGCAACGCCGCGTGGACGATCGCGACGCGCGCCGTATCCGCCGCGGTGCACGTCGATCTCGCGCGTACCCTCGACGGCAAGCTCGTAAACACGAGCTTCCCCGATCCCACGTTGCTCCCGATCGACACCGACGTTTATCACGATGAGCGCGTGACTCCCGGGCTCGACGCGGCGCGCTTCATGACGCTTCGCACGTATATCGGCAAGGGTGGCGTCTTCGTCAAAAACGGCAACCTCATGGCGCCGAACGGGAGCGATTTCACGCTCGTGCAATACCGGCGCGTGATGGATCTTGCTTGCCGAACCACGTACGCCTTTTTCCTCGATCAGCTCAGCAACAATGTGCGGCTCGACAAGGTGACGGGATACATCCTCGAAAAGGATGCGGCGACGCTTCAGAAGGATGGATCGTTGCAGCTCAAGACCGTGCTCGTGGACGCCGCTCACGCGAGCAACGCGTATTGCGTGATCGCGCGCAATGACAACCTCTCGAGCACCAAGACGCTTCACACCACGGTGCGCGTGCAGCCGCTGGGGTATCTGAAGGACATCGAAGTAGACATGGCGCTCGCGAACCCCGTAGCGGCCTAGAAGGAGACGTCATGGCGAACCCGATCCCGTATCCGATGGTCAATGGCACGCGCCACTCGTGGGCGCAGATCGAAGCGAAAGCCAACGGGGCTCTCATCGTTGGCTTTCAAGAGATCAATTACAACGACAAGCTCACCCCCGAAAAACAGTACGGGACGGCACCCGAGCCGATCGGCCGCACGCTCGGCGAATACGATGCGGAGGGCTCGTGCACCCTCCTACTCGCCGAATTCAACGTGCTCATCACGGCGCTCGGGCCGGGATTCAAACAGAAGGTTTTCCCGATCACCGTGAGCTACTCGGCGGATGGTTTGGAAACGATCGTCGATCAGCTCATCGGCGTTCGCATCGCCGAGGTGGACGCCTCGAACGCCAAAGGCCCGGGTGGCACCGTGCGAAAGCTCACGCTCAATCTGATGAAGATCCTTTGGAACGGACTCGACTCGCTCGTAAACCCTCTAACCGGAGTGCCCGCATAAGATGAATACGCCGCCCGATACCGGATCTCGACTCTCGCTCGTGCCACCCGCCACCGTTGACCCGATCGACGCCGTCCTCGCGACCTTGAAAGAGACGCACGGGGACGGCAACGTGGTGGCCGTCAACACGCAAGCGGGGTGGATCGCGTTCCGCAAGCCCAAGAAAGCCGAATACGATCGGCATGTGGGCATGCTCATGGACGACAAGCAGAAGCCCAAGGCGATCGAGGCGCTCGCCTGCATCACCGTGGTCTATCCGTCGCGCGCCGAATTCGACGCGATCTTGGTGCGCCTTCCCGGCGTGGTGCTCACGTGCGCCGATGCGCTCACCGAGCTCGCCGGCTTCACGGAAAAGGCCGAGACAAAAAAATAGATGATCTCCTCGAACGGTCATCCTCGGACATGAGGGTGACCGCTCGACTCCTCCGCACGGCGTTTCGCGGGGCGAGTGGCGATACCGCCGAGGAGAGAGAGCAAAGCGAGGCCGAGGAGGAAGCCGGGTTCAGGGTCCTAGCGAGGTTTTTTCACATCGTGGACGCGTACGCCGAGGCGTCACGCAAGAAGTAGGAGGCCGAGCGTGGGTGCATTCGATTACGTCATCGGCCTCACCGACAAGATCAGCGCCCCCGCTCGTGCGGCGGCCGGCGCGATCGGTGGCCTCGGCAAGAGCGTGGGTGGCTTACAGGCCGGCCTAGAAGCGCTGGACGGCATCTTCCCCGGGCTCGGCGAAGCGCTGGGCACCTTGGGAACCCTTGCGATGGGGATAGGTGCGGCCGTGGTGGGTTTGGTCGCTGGAGGGGCCGCGCTCGCTCTCTCGGCGAGCAACTTCAAAGACGACTCGACGGAAGCACTCGCCGCGATGCTCGGGAGCGAGCAAGCGGCGAGCGCCACGTTCAGCAAGTTGCAAGGCATCTCCGATACGATCGGCCTCTCGCAAACGCGGGTGGAGGAGATTGGCCAAAGCCTTTTGCTGGCCGGCGTGAAGAGTGGACAGCAGCTCGAAAACACCGTGCACGCGGTGGCCGATCTCGAAACGGTGGCCGGCGCATCGGCGGCCGACAAGCTCACCAAGATCATCGACAAGGCCGCTCAGACTGGCCGCTTCAAGCTCGACCCAAAGGCGCTCGTGGGCACCGGCGTCCAGGTTGAAGCGCTGTACGCGAAGATCGCTCAGCAGACCGGCAAGGGGATCGCGCAGATCAAGGCGCAGATCCAAGCGGGCACGCTCTCGGCCGACCAAGGGATCGCGGGGCTCAACGCCGTAATCGAGGACAAGCTAGGCGGCCAAGCCGCAAAGAAGCTGCTCGATCTCGACGTTCAATTCGCGAAGTTCAAAGACCACATCAGTCAGCTATTCCAAGACGTAAACGTGACTCCCTTCCTCGAAGGGTTGAAGAGCGTTCTATCAATCTTCGATTCGTCGACGGCCTCTGGGAAGGCGCTCAAGTGGGCGCTCACTACCGTTTTCGACGGCTTCTTTGCCATCGCCGGCAAGGTGCTCCCTTACGTGAAGTACGGGCTCGAAAAGCTCGTGATCGCCGGGCTCAAACTTTACATCTCGCTGAAGCCGGCGATCGCTTCGCTCAAGAAGATGTTCGACGGCCCGAGCGACAACGGCACCAAGAAAGCGATCGACTTCGTGGTGGCTTCAATCGAGCTCGCCGTGAAACAGATCGCCTGGCTCGTGATCGGCGCGGTGGCCTTTTACGAGGGGATGATCAAGGCGTACGAGGCCGCGGCCTCGGCGTTCGCTGCGATCGTCGGGTGGGGCAAAGCCGTTTACAACGTGCTCGCGAACCTGTTCGGCGGTGGGGGCGACATCGCCTCCAACTTCATCGCCGGCTTGGTGGGCGGGATCGAGAGCGGCGTGGGGCTCGTGATCGATGCGGTCAAGGGGCTTGGCACCTCGGCCATGGGGGCGATCAAGGGAGTCCTCGGCATCGCCTCCCCTTCGAAAGAGATGGCCAAGCTCGGGGGACACACCGCGGCCGGCTTCGCCCAAGGCGTCGACAACGGCTCTGGAGGGGCTCAGGAAGCGATGGGGGACATGGTGGCCCCCCCGAAAGTGGGAGGCGGTGGCGGTGGCAAAGCGGCGCGGGGCGGTGGCGGCACCTACTCGATCGAGATCAACGCCTCGGGGGGGAACGCTTCCGAGCTCGCCGAGCTCGTGGCCGCGAAGCTCGCCGAGGTGCTCGAGCAGATCGGCCTTGAGCAGGGAGCCCCAGCATGATCGGCGACGCTTCACCCCTCGCGCAACCGGGGCTCTGGGATCGGGTGTTCGTTGCCGGCGTTCCTTCGCCGGGGCTCGCCAAGATCGTGGGGGCCGGGCAACCGTTCAAGTGGGACGAAAAAGACGGGCCGGGCACCCAAGGCGCAAAGCTCACCTATCGCGGCGCGCGTAACTCGCACTTCAAGATCGGCCTGCTCTTTTGGCTGGATGACCACTTCACCGAGTGGGACGACTGGCAAAGGCTGCTCGTCTACGACGCGACGAAAAAGACGGTGAAAGCGGTCGATATCTATCACCCGTCTCTCGCCGATCGAGGCATCAAGTCGATCATCATCGAAAACATCGGCGGCCTTGAGCCGGCCGGGCCGACGAAGTGGTCAGTGACGATCGACGTCTCGCAATACACGCAACCCAAGGCGAGCCCCACCGTCTCGCCGAATTCGAGCACGGCGAATCAAACGCACTTCACCGAGAGCGGCGCGGGCTCGCCGGCCACGACGGCCGACGATGCGCAGCAAGAAGAGATCGCGAAGCTGCTAGCGATCGCTCAGCAACCCTAGAGAAGAGGCACCGATGGGTCGATCAGTTGGAAAGTGGGCATATCACGCGGGAGTGGCCGGAACGGTGACGCTCACCGGAACGGGCGAGATCGTGACTCGGATCATGGCATATGCCGGGGTGGGAGCCGGCTCGATCGCGATCGCCGGTGGTGACTCGATCATCATGCCGGCCGGCGCATCGGGGTGGTTCGACATGAAGATCGACAACGACGGATTGAGCACGGGAGCGATCGTCTTCACGGGGACGGCCGCTTACGTGGTCGAGACGATCAAGCCGGGGGGATGAAGTGGCGGATCTGTTCGCAGAGCTCAACGGCGTAAGGATCGTAAGCGGGCGCATTACGATCCCTTTCGTCGGCCTTTGGCATGCGGACGTCCGTCTCGACACCACCACCACGCTCCCCGATGCCGCGAACGGGTGCACGCTGAAGATCGCCGGCCTAACGCTCGTGGGCACCAAGTTTCGCGCGGCCGATTATCAAGGATCGCTCCGTTCGCGGATCGTCGGTGGCGCGGGCGGCTGGAGCAACCCGTTGCCGGGCAAGTTCTACAAGCACGATCCCGGCGTGCGTGTGTCGCTCGTGCTCACCGATGCAGCACGCGAGCTCGGCGAACGCGTCGTCATCGACACCGATCGCGTCCTCGGGCCGCGGTGGTATCGAATCGGAGTCACGCGAGGCTCGCGCCTGATCCGGCAAGTCGTGGGTGACGGGTGGTACGTCTCGCCCGATGGCGTGACGCGCATCGGGTTGCGAACAGGCAAAGCGATCACTTCTGACTATGACGTTCTGAACGCCGATGGGGCGCTAGGTCACTTCATCGTGGCCACCGACTTGCCCGCGGACTTCGCGCCGGCTCGCATCTTCTCCACCCCCACGCTCGGCCCTCGCACGATCTCGTGCGTCTCTCACGTCATCGAAAAAGGCTCGCTTCGGAGCGAGGTGCAAACGTGAAGCTCGACGCCATCAAACGATCACTCATCGCACTGATCGAGGAAGCGTTTCCAAACGACAAGTTTGGAGCCTTTTACGAATTCATCGTGACGGCGCAAGACGGCTCGAGCATGGACGCCGAGCCCGCGCCGAGCGCGCTCAGTATCGAGCCCGGACTAAAGCCGGTCTTTGGCGTACGCATGCGCCCCTCGATCTTGGGCGAGGTGGCCACGTACCCCTCGGGCGCAAGTGTGGTGATCGCGTTCCTCAATCGCGATCCCGCTCGCCCCTTCGTGGCCTTTGGCGATCCCGACTCGATCCCGACCACGAGCACGATCGACGCCACGGCCGGCGTGACGATCGGGCACGGGATCGCGCTCCCCATCGCGCGACAGACCGATCCCGTGCAGGCCGGCCCCTTTGCCGGCGTGATCGTTCAAGGCTCGCCACTGAATACGAGCGGGTGAAACCATGGCCCTCGATCCCACCCGTCTCGCCACCACGATGCGCACCGCGATCCTTTCCGCGGATTGCGGCGCGGTCGATGGACCGGCGCTCACCGGCCTTTGCAACGCGCTCGCGACGTCGATCGTCACCGAGATCCTTACCCACGCGGTGGTGCCCGCGGGATTGCTAGCAGCTCCCCCAAGCGGTGGCCCGGTCACCGGATCGACTACGGTGACGTAATGGCGACAGACTACGGCCGCGATCTATCGTGCATCACCGATCTGTCGCCCCTCATGACGGAAGCGACCGGCCGCGACGTGGTGATCGAGGCCGCTTTGCGTCGCATCACCACCGCGCGCGGGATGGCCATCGATTGCCCCAACGATGGCACCGACGTGGGAAGCCTCTTGAGCCACGAGGTGGGGGCGGGCGACGTCGCACGCATTCGCGCCAACGTGGAGGGCGAGCTCGTGAAAGACGATCGCATCTTTTCCGCGTCTGTCGTTCGCCTGGCATTCGTCGCGGCCACCGGCGTGCTCACGATGGCGATCCGTCTCGAAGATGCGGACGGCCCATTCATCCTCACCGTCGATGTGAGCTCGCTCACCGTTCAATTGCTAGAGGTGTCGTAATGCTCACGCTCGCCGATCTGCTCACCCCCGAAACGCGCGATGAGGTGCTCCAAGACTTCTTGGATATCGGTACGGCCGTGGGGCTCCCGGTGACCGCGTGGCAAAAGCTCGGCGTGGCGCGAACCATCCTCGCCACCGTCGCGCAAAAGGTATCCGACGTCATCCGCATGGTCACAACGGCCACCGCGGGCGGCCTGCTCGACTACGCCGCGGCGGTCACTCCCGAGGGTGGGCCGGGGTGGCTCGACATCCTCGGGCACAATATGTACGGGACGGACCGAATCCCGGGCACGTTCGCCGGTGGCGCCGAGACTCTCACCAACACGAGTGGCGTCACATACACGATCAACCCCGGCGATCTGACGTTTTCCAACACGCTCAGCGGCAAGACCTATACGAATCTCACCGGCGGATCGCTCAACGCGCACGGCTCGCTCACGGTCGACATCATCGCGAGCGAGATCGGCTCGGCGAGCTCGTCAATCGCGGGAGCGATCGACAACCTAGTAACGCCGCTCAACGGCGTGACGTGCGCCAATACGCTTCCCGTGCTTGGCACCGACGTTCAAAAGAACGCCGATTACGTCCAATCGTGCCGCGCCTCGCTCGCCGCGACGTCACCTAACGGGGCGCACGACGCTTACAACTATTTCGCCAAGCGCACGCTTAGGCCGGACGGCTCGAGCGTCGGTGTCACCCGCACGCGCACCACGATCGACCCCACGACGGGCCGGATCTCTCTCTACGTCGCCTCGGCGAACGGGCCGATCGATCCGAGCGATCAGAATTACGTGGTCGATCAGATCCAAAACACGTGCGTGCCGTTCGGCGATGCCGTGGACGTGATCAACGCCACCGCTCACTCGATCACGGTGACCGGCGTAATCACCGTGCTCGGAACGTCGGTGGTGGGAGTGACGGACGCGCAGCTCGCCGCGAAGGCGCTCACGCAGATCGCTGCATACTTTTCGGTCGTTCCGATCGGGGGCTACCTCGGGACGATTTACGCTGAGGGGATTCGTGGGCAGATCTCGCAATCGATCGGCTCGCCCGCGTTCGTCACCTGCTCGATCTCTTCCCCGGCCGGCGACACCGCGCTCACGAGCTCCGACGTTCCCACGTTGAACGTGGCGAGCGCCTTTACCATCGTGAGGATCTGAGCGATGGGCATTCGCGACACCATCCCCAAGATCACTCCCGCATGGCTCAACGGCTTCGTGGGGACGCGCTTCCTATACTCCATGGGGCTCGTGCTCGACGCGGTCTATGAAAAGGCTCACCAAGGCGTGCTCGCACGCTTCCCTGGCCTTGGCACCCCCACCGCGCTCCCCGCCATCGGCGCCGATCGTCAGATCGATCGCGGCTTCGCCGAGACGGACGATTCGTATATCGCGCGGCTGATCGGGTTTCGCAAAACGTGGGCATTCGCCGGGAACGCGCTCACGTTGATCAAGCAATTCATCGGTTACACGTCCCCCTTCGCCGTACCGATCAAGACGGTAAACATCGGCGGCAATTGGTGGACGTACGACGGGGCCGGCAACTATCTCCACCACAATCAAGTGCCGCCCAATTGGAATTGGGACGGTCACCCGGAAGTCTATTGGCGCGGGTGGATTATCCTCTATCCGCCTCCCACGCTTTGGAAGAGGCCGCCCGTCTTGGGCACCGGTGGCGTTGCGAAGCTCGGGCAAGGTGGCCCCACCGGTTTCACGCTCGGAAGCACCGCCACGAGCTCGCAAGTGGCCGGGCTCCGTCAATTGGCCAACAAGTGGAAAGACCAAGGCTCGATCGTTCCAAACATCATCCTCGCTTTCGACGCTGCGTTCGCCCCCGAATTCTTGCCACCGGCTTCGAGCGGTCTCCCCGATGGTTCGTGGGGTGCGCAATCGAAGCTCGTGGCCGGAGTGCAGGTGCGATCGCGCGACCCGCGCGCCGTCTACCTAAGCGGCTCCGTCCAATTCGCGTATACAACGTTTGCGGGGCCGCCCGCTTATCCCGGGGCCGGCGTCCCCGTTCCCTCGTGAGGTGATCGCATGCCTGGTACCCCGTACGCTGGTAACGACGTTTTCCCCGCATCGATCACCATCCCCACCGATGGCGACGATTACGTAGCGGCCACCTATGCGCCGGCCGACGAAGGGAACGCCGATCGCTCACGGTGGCTAAAAAACCGCACGGGTGACTATCGCGTCGTGGGTGTCCCCAACGTCTATGACGTCGTTTACGACGACGTTTTAGGCTTCACCAACACCTCGTGGACTGACACCGTCCTCACCCCCGCGCATGCGACCACGTTGACCACGGTGCCCGCGGCGGCCCTGCTCGTGGACGATTGGCTGGACGTCATCTTCGCCGGCACGGGCTCTTTCACCCCCGGCGCGGCCTCGGCCCTCAATCAAGGGTGGCTCGCGCTCGTTCGAAACGGCGCACTCATTTCGGGTGCGAACGCGCTTTATGCGCCGGGTGCCATCAATTCAAACATCATCATCTTTACCGCGCCGATCGTGCTCAAGGCGAAGATCCACGTAACGGCCGCCGTCGATCAGGTGTTCGGCATCACCGGGAAGATCGACCACTCGGCCACGCAAGTGGAATTCCGCGGCTCGTGGTCGATCTCAATCACGCACTATCGGAGCAACGCCTAATGAGCACCCTCGACGGCCTGATCTTTGGGATCAAAGACATCATCAATAAGCTCGGGGTGACGCAACCCACGAGCACGAAGCTCCGTTTTATGGACGGTGCCGTCGTTTATAACGAGGGCACCAAGGCGCTGGAGTACACGCCGCCGAGCGCCCCACCCGTCAATTACCCATTCGGCCCCGCGGCAAAGCTCACCACGCCGCCCGATATCGCGTCCTTCACGCTTCGCAATCCGGTGGGTGGTGGCGTTGGCACTGCGTCGCTTGCGACGATTCAAAACCACCCGAGTGGCTACGGCTTCGCCATCTACGGGACGCAGAACAGTCAACACGAGTGCTTTTGCGGCGCGATGAAAACGCGTGGGGCCAACACCACGCTCATCGCTCAGATCGACGCGCCGTATTGGGATGCGTCGCCCGATGGCGTGATCAACGCGCCCCCGTTCGGCGGGATCTTCATCTACTCGCCGGCCACCGGTAGGGCGATCATCTTTGGCCCATACTCGGGCACGATCGTGGGCTCGAGTGCGATCTATGTCTTTCACCAAGACATCGCGGGGGCGGGCACAACGGCCGCGTGCAGCTTCGTCCCCGGCCGATCGCCGTTTCCGCTTTGGCTCAAGTGGCACGATGACGGAGCGAACTACAATTATTCGTATTCGTTCGACGGCGAATTCACGCACGCGCCCACCTTCGTGGAGTCGCGCACCGCGTGGCTATCCGACGCGGGCACCGAGGTGGGGATCGGCGCCAACGCGAATCAGGCTTCAGGCACGCGCACCAACAAGACGTCTTTCTCGCTATGGTGTGGAAGCTTTTCTCTCACCTGAACGAAGGGGATCAATCGATGAAACTATGGCTCAAAACATTCGCGGCTTCGATCGTGGTCTTTGCTGCATTCTCGATCGCCCTCGGCAGCCCGGGGTGCACGAAAGAGCAGGGGGCTAAGGTCGAATCGGTGGCCTCGAAAGAGGCGATCAACGCAACCCTTTGCGTCCTTCAAAACATCACGCTCCCACCCGACCAGATCGCCGTGCGATGCGTGGGGATGACGGTGGGTGACGTTCTGAACGTGCTCGAGCAAACGCCGCCCGCGATGAAAGCGCGCCTCGGCGCCAAGTCGGACGCCGGCTCCCCGTGAGCAGTGACCCGATCTGGATCGGCGTGGGAGGGCTCGCGATCGCGATCGCCACCTCCTACGCAACTTCACTGATTCAATCGGTCAAGGCGGGGCGTTTGATCGAGAGGCTCGAGAGGGCCGTAAAGGACATTGAAGATATGCGCGATGACGTGGGAAGAATCCCCGTAATCGAGGAACGACAGAAGCACGGCGATAGCCGGCTAGAGGGCTTCCAACACGCCGTGAGCTCGGTGACCAGCAAGGTCGAAACGATATGGCTCAAGGTGTTTAGCCACGATAAGCACATCGCTGTAACGCAAGAGCAGGTGCGCCAGCAATCTCACCACTCGTTCGACGACATCGTGAGTGACACGATCCCCGCTCCCCCCAAACGACGAAGGTAGGTGCAACGTGAATTGGATCAAGTCGCCCGAGCACATCTATGCGTTGCTGCTCTTAGCCGGGCTCATCGCTAGCGCGTTTCCCAATTCTGCGATTGCCGGCGCTCACAATCCGAACGGTGATGCGGCCGGCCTTTGTCAGATGATGCCGGGCACGTTGAAAGCGGTGGGCTTCGTCGAAGGGTGGCAACGCTTCATCGCGCTTACCGCTGGCGATCAGCTCCCTTGGATGAATCGTTATTACCGCGCGTACACCGGCCGCATGGCATCACCGGCGCTCGCGTACCTCGCCACGTTTTTGCCCGCGTACCTCACGCCGGGCTATCTCCCCAAGGGTGAAGAGCTCGGCCCCGAGACGGTGATCGCTGCACGCGGCGGCCGGCTCGGGTGGGCCTATTCGGCGAATGCGGTCTTTGATGAAAACGGCGATGGCCGAATTCAGCTTTACGAGCTCGGGGACGCGATCGCGCGCAACACCGTGGGCGATCGATGGGATGAGATCGCGGCCAAGCTCGCCACGATCGCGAGCTTGCCGATCCCGTCTCCCACGCAACGGCCGCCCACGATCGACCTTGGCACCGTATGGGGAGCGCAACGCGCGCTCACCGTGCTCACGAGGCCGAACGGTGCACCGTGGTACGCCGGGCCGATCGACGGCATCGTCGGCCCCATCACGCGCGGCGCAATCCGCGATTACCAGGCCGCTCACTCACTCGAGCAAGTCGGATACGTTGGCCCACTCACCAAACGCGCGTTAGAGGCGGATCTCGAAAGCGCATAGAAAGATCATCATGAAAAACTTTTCCTCTACCGTTTTCGAGATGGCGTGCGTGAGCATCGCCGCATCTCTCTCTGGCCTCTTGCACCCGCACCAAGCCGGGCCGCTGTACACGGAAGACCAGATCATCGACATCTCCACGGCACGAGCGCTGAAGCTCGCCAAGGCTTCGGCATTGGTGCTCGACGCCGAGGCGTTGGCGCAAGCCACTCCCGCGCCGGTCACCACGCCGGCAACGGGGCCGAGCGATAGCGAGCTCGCCGCGGCGGCCGACAAGGCCGCTCAGGAAACGATCGCTTCCGAGATCGCATCGCTCAACAAGCCCCCCACGTCACCCGATCCGATCCCGAGCTCCGAACCCATCGCGCCGAGCGCCGAGCCCACGAGCGCTCAGACGCCAACGGCCAAGCGGGGGAAGTGATCCGGCTCGCCGTCTTCGCCGATCAAGACGATCTCGACATGGTGATGCCCACGATGGGCGAAGAGTGGATCGGGATCGTTGTCGGTGCGGAGGTGAATGGGCAAGCGTTCGATGAAGCCCTGTTCTTCGATCCGTTCTCGCGCAAGAGCGTGGCCGAAGCCAAGGGGGTGTTCGACTGGATCTGCAACGTGGTGCTAACTCGCTTGAAGCCTGGTACCCCCTCCCAATTCGCCTAGCCCAGCCCCTCGCGCCCTCACCGGCCGGGGGGCTTTTTCTATTCGCCCCATCCCGAGCACCGAGCGCCCCGGTCTCGCGCCCAAGCCCCCTCACCCCCACGAG